ATTAAATATCATTCATGAAAAGATTCGCAAACCACTCATAGCAAATAGAAATAGATACGCTTATCTAAAAAATATTAAAAGAAAATGGGAAGTTTTCAGATGTACAGTTTGCTGCCATGAAAATGGTGCGTTAGGTTCTACTAAAGATATTGAGATATTTACAAATCCAGGAGAAATTTCTGGATACACATATAATGCACTATTCGGTGCTACTGGTCTATTTGCAGATATGGATCAGTCATATAAAATTGCTGCTGCTGGTTCGTTCACTGATCTACTAAATTATGATTCTGGTAATACTTTCTTAGAAAGAGGATTAACTCAATCTTACGATTTGAGTAGTTATCCATATAATCAATCTATAGGGCAATTTTTTAATCTTGCTGGACCAACTCCACCAAATGATTATGTTAAATTTGTAATTGATCGTGCATTGAGTCAGTATGATATTGTTTTAAATAAAATTACTGAGAGAGTTGAAGATCTTCAAGATTTTGTTAGTAATAGAGTTACCACATATAAAACAACTGCTGATTCAATATTTGAAAAAGCATTAATTAATAAAGTATCACCAATTAAAAGACCAATCGATTTATTGAAGACTGGAATTCAAGGAAGATATGTTGGAGATGCTATTGTTAAAGAAGTTGTACCAGAATGGCCTATAACATCTTATGAATTTGGTTTGATTCCTGCAAGTGCTATTCCAGTAAATAAAGGTTTTGGTCAAGTAGTACTAGGTCAACAACCAAATAGTGATGTTTCGTTTACAGTTGGATTTAAAGATACTGAAGAAATTGCAGAACCTATTACATTTAGAGATTCTACATCAAATTTTTTAATAGATCCATCAGGAGGTCCAAGATTTTCATGTTGTCGTAACGGGCAATGCACACCATTAATTACTGATCAGGATTGGGCAGATTGTAATGAAATTATTGATGGTTCTTCTGGTATACCATTTTACATAGAAGAATGTGAGTCTCGTTGCCAATCAGTAAGTGGTGGTGGAGGAGGAGAAGAAACTTTATTATTTTGTTGTACAAATGGCAGTTGTAGTCAAAAAACAGCAACTCAGTGTGCTAATTCTGGTGGTTTTGTTTTAGGAGAAAATCCAGAATCGTGTAATACTTGCTTTACAGTAGGATCATGTTGTTGTAATTTTGAAAGTGGATCTTTAGCAGCACTTGCTGTGGATGGTCCATGTCCAACAGGAACAGTATTTGTTGGTCCAAATGTTAGTGGGTGTACTAATATTACATGTGCGGGTGGTGGACCTGGAGAATGCTGCTGTGAACCTGGTCCAACTGGAGCGACTGGAGCAACAGGAGCAACTGGTCCTTCTTCACTTCCAACAGATCAAGATGTAGTTTATATAGATCCCGCATTGTTGCAAGCATGTTCAACTGATCCAATTATTCGTGGTTATATTAAATATGTTAATGCTGCAAGTTCACAATATAGTCCAATATACCTTTATGCTGCTCCTTATCTTTGGGATACAAGACCAACTGACTGGTCTTATCTTGATTATGGAACAGATTCTGATTTGATTCCTGGTGTTGTTAATCAAGATGTAGTAACAGAAACTACAAATTGCTTATATGCAGGGCAATGTTATAACACAACATGCTTAAGTGCAGTTGCTCTTGAAGTTCTAAAGCGAACTTGTGAAGCGGAAATAAAATTATTAAGTGCAGAGAAGGAACTGTTCACACAACTAAAAACACTAGTAGGTCAACAATTCAAACAAAAGTGGTTAACTGCATATCAAGAATGGTACAATAGAAATTCATTCTTCTTCTCCAAGAAACCAGGAGAAAGTATATTTAAAAATGAAGAATTGAATAAAGAAACCATTTCATCACCACTTTCTTTACAAAATATTAAATCAATCAAACGTAAAGAAGTTAGAGGAAGTCGTTATGAACTTCTTGCTACTGCAAGAGGAATTACAGGTGCAAGTGCTGGAGAATGGATCTATAATATTTTCTTTGGAGGAAATAGTGGATCAACTGCACACCCATACTATGATCAAGGATATACTAAAGATTCATTTATAACTTCTAGACATGTTCATCAGTGGATTGGATTCAATGATGCTGATTCAACTGATAATCCTGGAGAATTTGGAGAATATGGTCCAGAGTTTAAAGGTGAGGAATATGTTGAAGATGCGATTCTTCACATCGCAGCAAATGATATATCAGAATTATCAAATATTCCAAGTTTCGACCAACTTAAAAATTTTGGTAAAGCACAGACAGATCTAGATCTTCCATCATTTTCATCACCAATTCAAAATACTTTTAGATTTTATGATACAACACAACAAAATACTACAGAACAAAAAACACCACCAAATATTAAGAAAGAAGAGATATCTTCATACGTTCGAATAGAGTTTAACAATCCAATTGGTCTTGATCGTATTCATGAATTTCCAAATGGATTTATTCGTGATGCTGGATCAGAATACTTCTTACCATATCTTGTTCAATTAACTCCTGGTCCATTCGGAAGACAAGGTGTTAAATATAATTGTGCTGTTATCGGAATCGATCCATATGGTTTCGATGTTGCTGTCAAAAAGATTAAAGATGATTTACCAACAAATAGAAAGTTGATAGGTGTTGATAAAGGTAATCTTTATAAGTGGTGGAATCATGATATTGGATCAGTCTTATCCAAGACAGATTATTTAACTACTGATTACAATGGAATGGATCTATGGCCTGAGATTGGATTTGAGACAGAATATCCATATTATTCTTACGATCCAACACAAGAAGATATGCACGGTGGGGGTTATGATTTAGACTTCCATATGGGTGGAGCATATTATCATGAAGATAATTCTCAAGATTGGATGGAATCACTTTATCATTATGGTATGAGTTCTGGAAAGCAGTTTGATCCATTGTATCGAACTTCAGTTCTTGGATCTTATATTCTTCCAAATAGTTACAGAAAATTGAAACCACATAGATCATGGTGGTCATTATTTGTACCTAGAAATCTATTCATACCAATTCGTTTTGCCAATATGTTCAAATCTCCAAATACAAAAGCAAGAGATTTATTTGGTGGTAAGGCAATATTTACAATATCTGCTAACTATTGGAAGTCATGGTATGGTAGTGAATTTGAAAATTGGATTGCTCTATCTGAAGATGCACGTTCAATGCTCGATCAGAAAGCACCAGGTATGTCATTCTTTGTAGAAGATTCTGATCGAAAGAGTCATATCTCAGCATATTCATCTTCAGTAGATGGAGTTGTCTCTTACTTTAGAGACTCTTTGATGCACTATCTCTCTGGTAGTTTCATGCTTTATAGACAACCAGGACTTGTTAGAGTTGAAGATTTATGGAAGTACGATCTCAGCGGTGAAACTGAATATGGTTTAGTTACGCCACCAGTTGATACTGAATATGATTTCTTTGACCGAAATTTTGCAATGCAGTTCGTTGTGTATGCTAGAGGAACAAGATCATGTGAAGATATTGGACTCAAGTGTATGAATCCAAAGGCAATTAAAGACGGAGCAATTCAGTCTGCTGGTGGTTGTGAATATGATCCATACTGCAATTGTCCAGCACTCTATGCAATGCCGATTGAAGAAGAACCAACATATCTTGAACTATACCAAGCATATCAAAGAACGAAGGAATGCAATTACGTTAAAGAATTCTTAGGTGAAGATTGGTTGGGATGTGTATGGTCAAATCCAGATGCATCATGTAATTGTATTTGTCCAGAAATTGGACCAAGATTCCCAGAATATAAAGCGTACATGGAAACCTATGCTACTTTCTGGGGAGCAAGACTAGACCAACCTCTGGTAGATCTAAAATCTAGACTATTACTTGAACGTCAAAAGATAAGAATAACAGTTCCTCCAAATGACAAAGCAAAAATTGGAGAACTGGTAGAAGTAATCATTCCAAATGATATTCCAGAAACAAAACATAAGTTTAAGAGAATTTCTGGAAAGTGGAGAGTAACTGGAATAGATCACATCTTTAGAGGTCAAAACACATATTATATGGAAATCACCTTGGTCAGAGATGGATTTGAAAATTATGAAGAATACAAACCAAAATTACCAGAAGGAGTAACTAAAAAATAGTTTATAAATAATATTATGCTGAAGAAAAAACAAGATTTTAAAGACATACCATTTTTCATTAGTAAAAATCCATTTACTAATGATTTAAATACTGTTAACAATCTTCCAGCGATTCGACAAGCACTCAAAAATATTATTTTAACAAACAATGGTGAAAGATCTTTTGAGTATGAGTTTGGTGGAAATTTATATGATGCTTTATTTGAAAATATTGAAGATGATGCAAAAATTGAGATTCAGTTAAAACTTTTAGAGCAAATACAAGTAAATGAACCAAGAGTGAAAGTGGATGAAATCTATGTTATTCCATATCCATCAGAAAATAGAATAGACATCACTGTACAATATTCAATTCCTACTGTTGGTATATTCGACACAATCAATCTTTCAGTACTTAGAACGAGATAACAATGGCATCACAATTAACACCAACTACTCTTGGCGGATTAGAATTTAATGATATCAAAAATAGTTTGACCAACTATTTGAGAACTCAATCATTATTTGATGGATACAACTTCGAAGGAAGTGCATTACAGACAGTCATAGATTTACTTGCATATAATACATTCTATTATGCCTATTATGCAAATATGATCAATGCTGAAGCATTTCTGGATAGCGCACAAAAAACAAGTTCTATGATATCATTATGTAAACCTCTAGGGTTTACGGTTCCAGACAGAACTTCAGCAATTGCAACAATTCAAGTATCATCAGACGCTGATGGAAAAATAAATGCTGGAACTGCTTTTATAGGAAAAGATTCAGATGGTCAGTCTTTTAATTTTTATAATTTAGAAGATCAAGATATTGTTGATGGACAATCAGAACAATTTATTGTTTATGAAGGTCAAGAATATATTGAATTTGATGCTCTTCCAACATTTGACTTTACAAATCAACGTATATCAATTGCAGATCAAAATTTTGATTTATCAACCGTTAAGGTTACAATAACAGAAACATTGAGCACTGGAGTAAGTGAAACTAATATATGGACTCGTCTACAAAATGTTGGTTATGTTTCACAAGCAAGTGAGAATATTTACTTCATTGAAAGAACATCTACTGGTTTTGCCATTTTATTTGGAGTTGAAAATTCTTTAGGTAGACAAATCACTACAAGTGTAAAATCTATAAAAGTAAGATACTTAACTAGTAGTGGAACTTCTGCAAATAGCATCTCAGCATTCACAAGTAGTGCAGGAACTATAACAACTGTAAATTCTTCATCTGGTGGAAGAAATGCTCCAGATTTAGATGATATTCGATTCTTAGCACCTAAATGGTTTGCATCACAGGAAAGAGCAGTAACTGTAAACGATTATAAAGCATTGCTATTAGAGTCTGGATTTTTTAATACACCAAATGATTTTAATGTCTTTGGCGGACAGGACTTAACACCTCCAAAATATGGAAGAGTATTTGTAACATCAAATAAAGATGCTGATGATCCTGATGTAATTCGAATAATTAATTTCTTAAAGGAAAGAAGTGTTATCACTGTATTTCCAGAATATGTAACATCAAATCCAGTTCAAACATATGTTGACTTTACATATCGTCTTGGAAATACAACTGCAAATACAACTGCAAATCAAATAAAGGTAACAAACTATTTAAGAAATTTATTTGCTTCTCAATTTGCACAAAATAAAAAATATAATGTAGAATTTAGTGCTGAAGCATTTGTCGATTATGTTGGAAGTGATAATGTTGGAGATTCTGATGTTAAAAATATTGTAATAACTCCAGAAGATTTTAATATTTATTTTGAGCAACAAATAATACCTTCATCATCTAATCAAGAATTCTTATACAATCTAAACAATGAATTTTTACTTGATCTTGGGGTATATACAACTATAAGTAGTGAATTTGATTCTGATTTTTCAACAGGAAAATGTGTTCTTAAGATGTATGCTGCAACGACTCAGGATAAATTTAAGATATTAAATCTTCAATTATGGACGAGTGGTGGAACTTTTGTTAGAAATTCTGGTTATTTTATTGCGAAGAAGGGTGTATTAAGTATTTCTCCTGGAACAATAAAAACAGGTTCGTCAGTAGATCTCACAATAAACTTTGTTAAAAAGAATGTAGTATTTAATCTTAATAATTTAACAACTTTGTCATTAAATGATGTAACCGTACTCTAATGTTATCAACAACATTCACAACATCTGCACAATCATCAACGGTTAAAAATCGTTTAACATCTTCATTGGCAAGTGTTATAGATGAAGTTGCCGAACTTGTTTTTGATGAAAAAACATGTCCAACAAGATATGACATTGAAAAGCAAATACCACTCTGGGTTATTTACGAAAAAGCAGATAGAGTTGCCGATAATATAGATGGAACCAATATATTTGATTTTATTCAAAAATATTATGATTGGTTGTACTGCGATAATGATTCTGGTGCTCAATACGAATTAAGTAAATCTTTCTTAGATATTATTGATGTTGAAAAAACTAGAACTAAATTTCTTGAAAGATTATCTCAAATTTATACACCTGGATTTGATACTTCATCTTTAGTTTCAAATGGTGGTTATGTAACAGAAGCAAGACTTCGTAATTTTATCAATGGTGTAAAGAGAACATTTTACCATAAGAAAACAACAGAAGATTCTATAAAATATTTCTTTAATACACTATTTGGTGTTTCTAATGAAGATATAACTATAGAAATTCCCAAGAAAATAATTCTTCGTCTAAATGGTGGAAAATTTTATGATGAGAAATATTCATTCTCTAGTACAATAAATGATTATGAAAAAGTTGGATCTTTAAATTCTAGTGCATTGAATGTCTCTAGACTTCAAGATGGTAATTGGATTCAAGATTGGTCATATCTGTTAAAAACTGGAGTTCAATCTTCAGCATATAAAAGTTCATATCTTGAAATAGCACATCCTGCTGGTTTGAAAGTTGTATTTGAAAAAACTTTAGCAGATTATCAAGGACCAACTTATAATGAAGACGATATCACAATATGTGAATATCCAAAATTAAAAAATTACTCTGCATATGGAGTAAGTTTTGACTACTCTTCAAGTATAACAACAAGATCTGGATTTACAGGATTTACTCTGTATGGAATTGGTGCAGGAGTTGGATGTTGTGGAACATCTTATGGATCATTTACTGGTCCATCAGCAGTATTCCCAAATTGGACATCAAATGCAGGACTATATAATTTTCAAGGAATAAAAATAAATAGTATGTTTGAACTTTGTTATGATCCAGATATTGGATCACCAAATTCAGGTGTAACTTGCGGATCTTAAGGAATAATAAATGAGCACTAGAAGTCAAAATATTAAAAACTTTATCAAAGAAACTGGAACAAAAAATCAATTATTTTTGTTTGTTGGAAGTGATGAAAATTCAACCACTTCAGATTCAAATCAAACATCTATTGATATTTGGAGAAATTCTAATTTTGCTGTTAAAGTTGGTCAAAACAGTCTAGTGCCTGTCATTCCAAATATAACATGGATTGAGAAAAAACCATATAGACCTTGGTCATCAACACAAATCAATACTGGTAACTATTACGTATATAATCAAGAGAATGGTTATGTATATCTTTGTATAAGCGATAACACTAAAAATAGAACAGATATCAGAGGTCAAAATGTTTCAAACATAAGACCTTCTCATACTGTAGGAACACAATCATATTCTGATGGATATTCCTGGAAAGTTTTATATAAAATAACACCATCACTTGAAAGATTTGTAAGTTCTTCATGGATTCCAGTTGTATCATTTGATGTTTTTGATGGTTCATCACAGTCAACACTTGCAACACAAACTTCAGAATTTTGTTCAGGAGATCCAACTGGAAAGGGAGTTTGTGCGGTATATACAAAGAAAGCATTAATAGAATCAGATTCAAGTGATGAGTATGCTGTTGGTGATTTATATTCTACGATGGAAGAAGTTGCATGTACTGAATGTTTTCACATATTCTTAGACAATGATAAATTTGTCAGTAAATTTTACGGAGATAAATCTTCCGTAGCATCAACATATACAGTGACAGATTCGTTTGATGAAATTGGTGAAAAAATTAATTCGAATGAAATTTCACTCTCATCACCTTATTATTATCTTTATGATATCAATACAAACGATGAACTTGAAGAAGGTTCCGTTGTGTCTGCATTTTTAGATTTGAGTAGTTTTACACAATCTCAGTTAAAAGTTACTTCAGAAAATCCACAATTTACAATTATTAGCACCACTGGTTCTGGTGCAGTAATCAAACTTACAACTTATATAAATTCTTCAAACTCAATTATAGTTGATGGCATCACAGTAGAATCAAATGGTTCTGGATATAAAGATCTAAGTCTTGAGATGGATTCATCTGTATTTGAGGATGGATCTGTCAAAGATCTTATTATCTCTGCTATTGAAATAAATTTAGACAAGATTGATGGTCTTGGTTTTGATCCTGTAGATGTCCTAGACGCACAGCATCTTATGATTGATGTTAAGATTGAAAAATCTCAATTAGAAACTGAGAAGGTATCATTACCAGATTCTTTAAATTTCTTTGGTCTAATATCAAATCCTGAAGAAATTGCTTCAAATGGTACTCAAATAGTAGCAGGAACAAACCAGAATAAAAAAACAGATACATTATATCGGGCATCAACTAAAATTGCATTATCTAGAGTTTCAACAAATCCATTACCAAATACAGGAGATGATGTTGATATTGAATATACTAAAAATGGACAAACTATTACAAGTAAGGGTGCTAAAGTAAGTGGAATACAAATTTTAACTTCTACTACAAGAAATGCTGAACTTTCAAATATTCAATATGATATTGCAGATGATTTAGTTGGTGGTAAGGTATACACATCTTCCACTGAATATTCAACAATAACTAGTGTAGTTGAACAACCAGATTTTGTTCAATATACTGGATCTATATTATCTACAACGAAGACAAACAATTTACAGATTGATGATCCAGATACAGTTATTATTCGTATAAATATGGTTAAAGGAATGTAATTAATGACTCTCCCACTTGTAGCGACATTTCCATTAGAAAAAAGTCCATTCTATAGTAGAATTTCTACACAGATAGCAGCATCTCCTGCTAAGAACTATTATGCAATTGCCTTTAATCCAGGATATCCACTACAAGCATCAGAGTTGAATGAAGTTCAAGAATTGTTTTTTATGAACAATACTCTGTCAAATAGGTTTAGTTCTATTTGGCAAGCAAGAGGTTCGAATATTCCTTATTGGAATGGAATGATTCCATTAGATCCAACATATATTTCATTAACTGATGTAACAAAAACTGGTGTAAATTGGACTGGAACTATAAGAATTTCTAACGGTTGGTATTTATGGAATAATCCAAATAGTAATCTAGGATTCTGGATTTATCTAGATGATGATGTTGCTGGTACATTTACTATACCTTTTAATACTACCAGATATATTGGATTTACTGTTCTTGATCAAGTTATTTCATGTTGTTCTTCAAGCACTTGTTCTGAGACACAAGATGAAGATATTCGAGACAACTCTTCTGGATTTCCTGGTGGATATTTAACGTGTGGTGCATCTCGTTTAAAGGCAACAATAAATCCAGAAATAGACGTTCGTGATGCTATACCAACAATTGCAGATCCTGATGGATCTTTCTGGTCTTTATTGTTTAGAATCACTACTACTGCTGATGAATTGACACCAGAATATACAGATGATACAACAGTATTTACTGAAGTTCCAAGAACATATGCAGATTAATAATAAAGAGGATTAAATGGCATTTAATACGACAATCAATACACTATCTGGAAAC